CCGCCTGACGGGCAGTGACTTTTCCCGGCACTCGCCGCACGATCTGGCTGCCGTCGTACCGAAAGCGATGCGCCTGGTTGATGTCGAAGCCCTCCGGCACGTCCACCAGCATATCTGTCGTCGGGAAGTCATCCCCGACCAGCGCGGCGATTTTGTCGCCTTGAATGATGAGCTTCATCGCGTCTCCTTAAGCATCGCAGCGCAGCAGGCCAATGTAATCGGTGCCAGCCGAGCCGTAGTTATTTGTCACCACCACCGGGCCAGCAACGGGTGTGGCCTGATTGCTGTCTTGTGCACCCGACCCGGTGGCGGCGCCAGTGGTGATCGGCGAAGTCATGCCCGAGCTGCCGCGAAGGGAGACCAAGGTGATGGCGTTCGACGGCAACGGCGCCGCGGTGCTCACCCCCAATACGATGTAGCGCTTGCCCGGCACGCCGAGATCGACAGTCATGCTAGCGGTACTGAATGATCTGACCTCATAGCCGCCTGCCGTGCGGCAAGCCGCCATCGCCGTGGCCGACGCCTTGATGGCAGTCAGGGCATTGTCGCTACCCCACGCCGCGGTGCGCGCCGCCGTGTGTTTGACGAATTCCGCCATGGCCGTGGCCGATGCGGTCACTGCCGTCATCGTCACCTCCGACGCCGCCATGCGGGTTGCCGCGCCCTCGCTGGCGCATAAGGCGGCAAATTCTCCGCGCCTGGCAGTCGAGCCGGCTAGCTGCGTCTCCAGCTGCGCACCGCTGAGCGTGCCGTTTTCTAAAGCCGTTAATGTGCGCAATGCGCGAACCATGCTCATGAGTTATCCCTTGTTGATGACGGTAAATTGCCAATCGCCGGCATTGAATCCCTGCGCCGCTGCCGATGACGCATTGCCCACGTAGACCGTAATGGTGTCCACCGCCGATATCCATGCGTGGGTTGTCACGGTGTTGGCGCTGGGGCTGCCAGGCGGATTAACGATCACGCTGGCGCCCTGTGCTGCACCCGGCACGGTGGCGGTAAAAGTAATCTGCGAGCCGATGGCTACGCTGATGGAAGTTTTGGCTTCGGTTTTTTGCAAGAACCGGGCGCTAAAATCGGCGGCTGCAGCATGACGACTGCTTTGCCCATCCTCATGCTGCAGCCGCATGGCCTCGACAACATCCCAGCTTGGGCAAACCAGCAACCAATAGCCGCTAGCGGTGGCGAAGGCGGTTTCGTCATCGTCCGGGCCTTCGTCCACGCCGGCCATGTGCTGAAACACGCCCAGACCATCCACCAGCACCCAGGCCTGCAGGTCAACGCCAGACAGGCTGCGCATGTCGCCGCGATTGTCGAACGTGATCGTAATCACGGGGCGCATCCAGGATCGGGTGGTGCCGTCGGTGCCAAGTACCTTACCGGCGTTGCCCGTCATCGACGGAAACAGCGTATCGGTAGTAGTCCATTGCACCGTTGAGCCGTCGGTGCCAAGTACCTTACCGGCGTTGCCCGTCATCGACGGAAACAGCGTATCGGTAGTAGTCCATTGCACCGTTGAGCCGTCGGTGCCAAGTACCTTACCGGCGTTGCCCGTCATCGACGGAAACAGCGTATCGGTAGTAGTCCATTGCACCGTTGAGCCGTTGTTGCCAAGTACCTTGCCGGCGTCGCCTGGCAATACAGGTAGCGTCGCTGACAGCGCCAGCGTTTGCACCCAGCGTTTGTTTGCCACATCGGTATCGGCAACCGGATCAGGCACGCTATTGCTTGCCTGTGGCTGGCCGCTTGCATCGAAAGACATCAACCTGTTGGCGCGTGCTGCCGCGTTTGGCAGGTCTGTCGCCACCTCGTCCACCGCCCGAATCGTGGTGCGCGAGGCCGCAGCAATGGCATTGAATTCGTCGTCAAACTCTTGCGAGCGCACTGTCGCGCCTGCCAGGAAATCATACAGGCGGGTATAGAAACTCATCGTTGCATCCCCCAAACGTCGTAATGCACATGCGCCGCCGCCAGCACAAACGGCGCGTCGGTTGTGGACGTGTGATTGAACAGCAGGCCCATTGATGTGGCCACACCAGATAGACTGACGTTGGCTTGCCCAACAATGCCAGCGTCAAACACAAAGCCATCCCAGCTGGCGCCGTCGAACAGGCCGCCACCACCGCTGGCCCACATATCGAAATCCGCGCCTGTCGCACTGCCGCCGAAGTCGCCATAATCAAAATCTGGCATCACCCGCAACCCGACAGGCCCGGATGATGCAGACAACTCCAAAACCAAACGGCGCCAGCGTTTTTTACGAGTTGGTGCGCCAAGCGAATTGAATGCTGTACGCAACACAGACAGAATCGCCGCGCCATCAAACGAAGTGCCGCTATCCAACTGAAAAACATAGCCGCTGCCATCCCCGGCAAACATCACCTCATTGCCTGTCGCGTCCTCTCCAACACAGCCGCAAACAAACTCCCGGTCATATTTGATCTGCCCCCATCCTGCCAGCGCCGAGCCGGCCAGCGTGGCGCACAGCACGCGCCCATCCGCGCAGAACAGCCGATATGTGCCGGTCTGTTTGGATACCAGAGCAAACATTGGTACAACCTTGCTTGCCAGCGACCTAATGCGATTTGAAAGCGATGTAGCCGAGAAATCACCAAACACCTGGGCTGCCTGCAAATACGTTGCCCCCGGCGTATCCCACGCCAGCACATCGCCGCCGATAATGCCAACACAATCGGCCAGCGCGCCGCCATCTCGGGTATATGTCCGCAGCGACCAGGCATCCGCGCCACTATTGGCCGACCCGGACAGGATATGCACACTGTTGCTGGCGTAGGCCACCAGCACCCCTTTGTGGCTCACAATGCCGGTTATCTCATCGCCAAGGCCAATCTCATTGGCGCCAGTGCGCGGCGTCCACGCCCCGGTCGGGTCACCAAGCGCAGAATTCTGCAGCGAGCCATTGGCAAAGCCCAGCCAAAGATAATTCTTGTGCGCCTCGATAAACTTTGGCGTATCCGTCGCCATGCCGGTGGTAATGTCCGTCCATGTTGCGCCATCCCACTGGAATGCCTTATGTGTGCCAGAACAGCCGTACATCATCGCGCTCGATGCGCTGCCCTTAAAGTTGCAGTTCACAAAACGATATGAGCCGCCTGGAGCCAGTCCGGTTTTTTTACTCACCCAACCTGCGCCGCTGGAAGCCCACATCACGCACGATGCACCGCCAACCGCATTGCGGAACGCATACACCACACCCTTGTAAACCCATACGCCACGGATTGGGCCTTCTCCGGGCACTGCTTGTATGGCTGATCGTCGCGCCGCAATCACGCCGGCATCAATCGATCCTGATGGCGCTGCCTGGCCGTCGAATCGCTCATATCCTGCTATGCGCTGATAGCCGCCGTTCTGACTGCAGATGAAATTTTCCACATACAGCAATTCGCCAGGCTTGGTGGCGCCGGGGGCAGTAACAAGGTTCAGGCCGCCAGCAAGTGCAAACGATGTCACCTGTGTCATACCAATGGAGCTCCGAAGCCGATCTGCGGCAAATAGCGCTGCGTCAGCAACGCGAAGGCGGGTTTGTACTTGGCCTGGGCATCGGCAAACACATCCGCTGCCCCCTCATGCGCCGCGTAGAACATCAATGCGCGCCAGAGAATCACCCCCTGTTCTTCCGCCGTGATGGTTGGCTCATCGCTCGCCGCCGCCAGCACCGTCGCCGTGCGCCAGTAGCTGATACGCAGCTTGTAATCCTGATCCGGCAAGGTGTTGATCCGCAATTGCGTCGGCAGGATCAGCGTTGCCACCGATGGCCGCGCAGTGTCTGGTGTACTCAGCCCATAGCGGTCGCGGAAATCGGTGTACGGAAGCCACGAAAGCCGCCCCATGTCCGAACCATCGGGCAACATCACCGCAGCAAACGTCTGATCAATCTCGCGCACATCAGACAGGCCGAAGTCAGCCAGCAGCATGTAATCGCGCTTGCCGGCAGTCAGCAGCACGTCCGCCTCTTTGCGCAGAAATGCCCACTTGCGCGCAGACTGAATCTCTTGCCACGCAGACGCGATCCACGCCGCCAGCTTGGCCGGCATGCCACTCAAGCCGGTTACACTGGTCGGCGCAGCGCCTGCAATTCCTGATTCGCGGTGCAGGTCTTGAAGCAGTGTCAGATAGCTCATGACTTATTGCTGAGTGCTGAGCGTGCCAACGGTATGCAGCGCGGCAAAGTTGGTGTCCGTTACACCAGCATCAGCATCGAGCTTTGCCAGCAGCGCATTGTGCTTGGCGCGCAGCGTTTCCAGATCGGCCTGAACCGAAGCCAATAAGGCGCGAATCTCGGTATTTTCTTTGGTGGAACGAGCATTGCCAAGGCGGTCTTTGATCGACGGCATGGGGAAGTCCTTTCGTATTGGGTTTATCAGCAGCCCTGCAACTGAATCGCACGCGCCCACTCACGGCCACGATTGTCCGGGTCGTAATTGATCTGGAATGGGAAATCTGTGCCGATGGTTTCGCGGATGGACGTTGCGGCCTCGGCGGCATAGTCGTTGTTGTTCACGGTCTCGAACTTGTGCGACTGACTGCGCAGCAGGCGCTCAACGAAGTAGCGTGGCACTTCGACAGGCTCACCACGCGGCAGCCACGCCTGAACGCCATTGACGCCAACCGGCACCATAGGCGGCGCGTTTTTGTCCTGCGTGGTGTGGATCTCGATTTCCACGTATTGCTGCATGAACGCCTCGTAATCGGCGCTGGTATCGAATATCGACACAATCTGGATATCCGGCGCTTCCATCGCATTCAGCGTGTTGATGCCATCGATGCGGCGCACCTGACGGCGCTGCGTGGCCATGTCGTCGGTGGCCAATGGGAGTTGTTTGCTTGCCATGTTCTGTTCCAATAAAAAAGGCCCGCGTGAGCGAGCCTTTCGGTTTGTGTCAAACCCAGCCTATACCCCAAGTTGGGGTATAGGGGTTGGGGGTATAGGTGTAACCCGCTTACGCGGTGGCCGGACGCGCCGGCAAGCAAGCAACGTTTACCGGAGTCGGCAGGATCATGTTGGCCGCATTCCAGTTGGAGCTGCCAGGCGTCCATGTGCCGGCAAGCGCACTGGTAGCGCGGTGCGTCGAATACGCAAACGGCGTCAGCGTGTCCTGCACAATCGGGAATTGCGGCGCATCGGTGATGTTGCCGGCCGCATCGCACTTGCCAATGCCGCCCTGCAGCACCTTGACCGTGCCGCTCGAATCCACGCACCACACCAGTACCGTGCATTGACCAGCAACGATACCGGTCAGCGCGGCGCCAGTGCGGCCGTCAGTGGTCGGCGTAGCGGTGGCGGCAATCGTGCCTTTGGCATACACCGCACCTTGATTGGAGAAGTTGAACGCCGTCGAAGTGCTGTAAGTAGTTGCGCCATTGGTCAGCGCCAGACCGGCCGGGCCGAACGCCATCGAAATACCAAAGATTTGGCTCAGAGTATCCATCATGTTCCTTTCGCGTTATGCCGCAACATCGGCGGCAGTTGTTTCGGCATCAGCAGCAGGAGCCGTGTCAGCAACGTCCAGCGTCACACCAGCCGGCGCAGAGTCGGTGCCATCGGCATGGAACACGCGCAGATTGAAGCTGCCATCAGCGTTGACGGCTGTCACAATTGCCGCCTCGCCCTGATACACAACAGAATCAGAAACCTTGTAGATCATGTTCATCCTTTCAAGCAGGGCCGGCGCACCGGCCCCGTCAGTCATTACAGAGCGGTAACGCCCACCTCAACCACAGCCATCTGCAGGTCGTTCAAGCGAACGGCGGTGTAGTAGGTCGATGCCGAGATAACGCCACGCTGGCCCAGCGGGTCGTCCTTGGTTTTCTGATTGGCAGGCTGGTGGCCCACGTTCAGCGACGACTTGCCACGCAGCGCAACGTCGCCATAACTTTCCTGCGATAGCACAATCATCGGGTAAACATCGATGTTGCCCGTACCAACCAGACCGGTTGCACCAACAGCGCCACCGCCGGCCAGATAAACCGGCATGTGCGGGGTGCAGATAAAGCGATACTGCTCCCACGAACCCAGCTCGTTTTCGTGGATCGATTGGCGCTGGCCGTATTCGCTCACATGCTTGAAGCCAGGCAGCTCGGTACGCAGATCCGCCTCGCAATCCGAATGGCACAGCACCACATACGCCGCTTCAATCGGGTAGGTGTTCACCTTCGGGCTTGCATCCAGCACGCTGGTAATGCGGCGAGCCAAGTTGGTATTGAGCGAACGCGCCACCTTGCGCAGCAGGTTCGGCGTGATCTTGCTGACAATCGATGTGCGCGACAGCACGCCGCCGGCATAGAAGGCATTGGGGCAAGCACGCAGCACGCCCAGGCGCATCAGTTCCTGCACCAAGCCCATGCGCTCACCGGTCAGCTGCACGATTTCAGCCGGCACATCATCCTCGTACAGATCCGCCACGCGGTTGGTGTAGCGATACACCACGCCGATTTCCTGCAGCGTTGCCTGGATATCCTGCGGCTTGATGGTTTCCGCAGTCGGGGTCACACCTTCTTGGATCGTGTGCTTGACCGGATCAACGCTCCAGATGTTCGGGCTGGATGCGGTTGCACCTGCAGGCAGCCAGCGGCGCAGAATGATGGTATCGCCGGAGTTTTTCGGAATTTCCTTTTTCACGCCGAAGCGGCCCGACACTTCCTGCGGGATTGCGTGGCCGAGAATCTGGCCCTTGTACTTACCGATTCGTTGCGATTCGGTGTTATAGCTTTGAGTTGCCATGTCCTATGTCCTTTCGTTTTATCGTGAACGCACGCCACGCACCGATGAGAAACCAGCCTCGAAAGCTGCGTCCTCATCCATTTCGCGGCGCGGCACGCCAGCCTTTCCGCCCTGTGGCGTGATGGCGTTGCGTGCAGTTGCCTCACGGCGCGATTGCACCGATGAAGCCTGCTGTTGTTTCTGCTGATGCTCAGCGAAGCGATCCAGATAGCGGATCACCTTGGATGTGCGCTCGGTGGTGAAGAACTCCTGCAGCTCATGCTGCGGCAGGGTTTTCAGCCACGCCTGGCCGGCTTCGGATTTGATGGCATCGCCCCATGCCGGGTGCGCTTCCTCAATCTCTGCCAGCGAATCAGCCTGTCGCTTCGCATCCAGATCGGCACGAACCTGCTCTGTGACCTTGCCGACCAGATCAGCCGGATCAATCTGCGCTGCACCGCCAACGCCGCGCAGCCGCTTGTCCACGGCCGCCGCAATCTCGGGGAATTCTTCCTCGATACGCTTCCATTCCTCGCTCGCCTGCTCCGCTTCCGGGGCTGGCGCATTGCCGTTCGCCGGCTGTTGCGCCGGCTTCGATGCGAGTTGTTTCACGTGCGATTGCAGGCCGCCAATCGATCCCTCAAGGCGGTTGATACGGTTGGCTACAGCGCGCAGCTGCTCCAGCTCTGCCAGTGCCTCGCGCACCTTCGGATGCAGACCATCCAGCGGATCTGCTTCGGCTTGCGGTTCGGGCTGCTGCTCGACCGCTGGCGCCTCTGCATCGCCTTGTGGCTGCTCGTCAGTGCTGATTTCTGCGCCGTTGTCGTCAGCAGTGCCTGACAGCTCGGAACGCTCGCTACCTGGCTCTGAGCCATGTACCGAAGCAAAACCGGCCTCAAACGCTGCGTCGTCGTCACCGGCATCGATTTCATGCGCTTGGTTCGTGTCGCTCATTTCGTTCGTCCATAAAAAAACCCGCCTCATTGGGCGGGTCTGTTGTGGTTGCGGCTCGACGGATGGTTACCGTTCGGGCCGCTCCGGGTGCGAGCCTACCGATTGGGCAGGTTCAGCAATTCTTTCAGCGCAGAGATACGGCCGCGCAGTGCGGCGGTTTCCTCGGCGGATAAATGCTTGTCGTTCTGCTGGCGAGCCTTGTCCAGAAGCGTTTGCAAGTGCTCGGTCACGCGCTGCCAGGTGGGCGTTTTGAAGTCGTCTTTGGTGATCATGGGCATCCCGGGCAATAAAAAACCCGCCGGGGCGGGTTGGTTGGGTGGTTATGCTTTTAAACAGCAATTGACTTTGTGGCCGTCGATGCGTGTGCTGTACCAGTCCACGTACCGCCATTCGTGGCGCCGTCAAAATAGTCAAAATTATCCCGACCTGCCACCCACATTGTCGAGTCAATATCCATCA